AAAGTGCATATAAAACTATCTTTTGCCAATCAATTATCGGGACTGCTACGCCATTTTCTTTTTTGTAGCCGTCGATTATTTCTAGTCGGTCCTTCCACTTTTCAAGAATAGTTACCCTGCCATTAGTTTTTTTAACCTGTCTTAAAATGTCGGCTAAACGCTCATCAAAAGTAGCTTCCATTCGTCCAAGCTTTTCATATAAGTCTGAGTTAGTTGGTTCTTTGCTCATACATTATCTTTCTAGTGCTGAGATAAAGTTAATGTTATTCATATTAGACCCCTACAAAGTAAATGGACATATAAGTGGCTGTAGCACCCGTTGTAATTGCAGACGTGTTAAGCGTATCGACATACATTTCTATATATTGCCCAGCAGTTATATAAACTAAATCGCTACAATTCACTACGGGGTCGCCACCAGCCGAAGCAGATATACTTCTAGCGTGAGAATAAGGAGCCCCGTTGACATATATGGATAATTCAGAAAAACCAGCGTCACCAGCATTTAAAAGAGCAAGGTTCGCATTTACTTGATAATATCCTGTAACGGGGGCAGTAAACCTGCCGTTAGTAGTGTCCCAATCGCTACCAGTGTCGTAGCTTTCAGTATCTAAAATCAGTTTTTCTGCACCGCCACCGCCAGTGACGTTAAACGCAGCATTCCTATAAGCCTTGCAAGCTATAGTAGCGTTAAGGGATTCTGAGGATATGGTACCTGCTGGAGCTGTGAATGTAGCTGATAGCCCTAACCCACTTTGCAAAGCCTCAAACATCATACCTACAGTATTCATTTTAACTGTAATACCTGATGAGTGTGATTGAGCAGTAGAGTCGCCCCTACCTCTGTCATCTGTAGTTGGTACGATTACGTTGTTACCTGATACTGAGTTGTAAAAAATTATCTCATTAGCTCCACCTGGGTCTAATACTAAAAATCCTTCAGTAGGTGTTGGGGGGGTAGCTAGGGGTATTGTTGTAGTAGTAGCTGTTAGGGCTCCTGTAGTAGTTGTACTAAAGAAGTTATCCCAGCCTAAGTTTGAAGTAACGGCGGTTTCGGCCACAAGATTATCCTCTGCTTTCTATTTTATTTTTGTAGTTTGTTTTTATCATCTTGTTTATCCTTTTATTACATAATATCACTATCTGAATTTAATTGTCACTCTTTTGGCTCTACTAGGGGCGGGGCTTGGTAGTCTCAACCTAACTTCTGGGGCTCGTATTTGACTGGCTACATCTGGTATATCGGTTCCTAAGCCTCTTATATAGCTGGTTAATGAAGATAGGGGCACTCTTTTATCTTTAGCAGTTTTGCCTGATTTTCCACCCTTACCACCTTTACCGCTCGAACCATAGTCATAACCTTTACCTTTATTCTTAAAGTATAGTTTTGTAGCTACTTTGTCCTCATCGTCTTCGTAGCCAAATGTTACGTTATCCCAAACTTTTTTAGAGATAGGTGGAGCTCCCTCTATAGCCCTCTTAGCATTCACATACTCCAGCCTATTAGCTGAATCTTTATCGAACTGGCTACTCACCCAATCCTTATCAAATTGTTTAAGGTATGCTTTGGCTTGGTCTTTGTTACTTATTTTGTAGTAGTCTTTAAGTAGTTTTGGTTGGGCGGGGTATTTGACGTTGTTATACTTCTTCACTCGGTCATTAAGTGAGGAGTCGATGTCTACCCCTTCTTTTTTCAACTTATCAAAGTATTTGCTTAAATCTTTGTAGTAAGCTCGCTCGTTCTTCTCCAGCTTTGGGTACCAGTCAGTATTTGCTCGTAGTATCTGCTCACGCTCTACATCATCACCAGTAGGCCTAGCCCGTAGTCGCAACACTTCTCTTGCTTGGTCCTTCTTGAGCTTGTAGATAGGGTCTATTGGTTGGGTTTTATCTCGCTTATTAGCCTCTATTGCTTGACTCTTCATAAACTCAAACAACCTACCCGACTTCTCAGCACTAACCTTTGCCCACTTTTCAGGGCTTATCTGGTCGCTAATTTTCTTGCCAGTGTTTCGGTCTTTGGTTTTTGGATAAACTTGGAAGTATAAACTCTCTAGGTCTTTATTCTCCTGTAAGAACTTGTCCTGAGCGGGTTTAGTTACCTCAAAGAAATTAGCTGTGTCGGTGCGTTTAGCTCTTGCTTCGGGGTCGTTTCTCTCAGCTTTTAGCCCAATACTTCTCAACACTGAGTCAATCACACTACGGTTTTTGCCTGTTGGTCCTGGTCGTCCAGCAATACTTGAGCCAATAGAAGTCGCCTCATACCCCATAGGCAGTACCGACGCTCCAAATGCTAACCCTCTATTTATTAGTTGGTCTTTAGTGGATGGCGGGGTGTTTTTCATAACGTTACCCTGAGAATCGTAGGTTACGTTAGTTGGGTCAGATATTTTCTTGTCCATGAAGTTTTGGTCAAATACTTGTTCGATGATTGGTCTAAAGGTCATTGAGGTAACTATTTTAGTGGGGTCAAAGACTGTCTCTCCTATGGCGTTTTTTCTAATTGGTATTTCTACTGGTATAAGTTGTTCTAGTAACGCTCTGCTTGGGTCTATGCCTGGCTCAATAGGGAAGTTTAGCCCCACCATACGAGCAATATTAACGGCACTATCATTTATAGGTATGTTCAAAGATACATCTCTTTCAGGACCACCCATTTGTTTGTTTATCCAAGCTGTGCCAGGAATCATAGTCTGTCCTACCGCATCTTCTCTAGTGCGACGCTCTTCGTCTGTTTCGTTGGCGTCTTTAGAAAGTCGGTTATTTAAGTATGCAAGTCCAGCCACCCCAGCAATTATTCTGTGTGGTGCTCTCGTAACATTGTTCTTGATAATCCTAACTAACTCTGGTGAGAATCGAGCGAAAGGTTTACCAACAACAGGCATATCAGCTATTAGCTGAACAGTTCTACCAACCTGGTTGTAATCTTGGGTAAATCTAGCAACTTCTTGGGCGGCTTCTTGAGGGTCTACGCCTTTTTTTACAAGTCGGTTAAATAATCCTAGCTTGGCCACATCATCTATACCGCCATAAATCTGTCCTGCTTTATTTAGTACCTTTCTCGGTAGACCAATCGTAGCGTCACCTAATGCTGAAGCTGCCTTATTAGATGAACCAGTTAATATCCGCCCAGTGTCTCCACCAATAACTCCTAATTCTCTGGCTAGATATACATTACCCTCAGACATACCCTTACGCATTTGTTTGAACGCCCCCGCCATATCGTATAGCTGAGTAACTGGGTTAGTACCAGCACCTAGGTTGAATAAGAACGGGTTAGACAATAAGTTACCTACGCTAGTACCAGCGTTTAGGGTGGTCTTAAAAGCCTTTTGGATTCGGTCTAACTGTCCGATGCCACTTCTTTGATAGGTTTCGAGTAAGTTGTTGAATGAGGTAGACATATCACTCAAGAATTGTCTATTGCCCGATAGTTGCTCATACGCTCCACGCTCTATAAACTTGCCATCATATTTGCCCCACCTCTTACCAGTCATCTGTATAAAGCCTTTGTTCGGTGCGACATTCTTAATAAAGTCGTTAGCTTTGAACCCATCAAGTGCTTCAGTGAATGCAAGGTTTCTTAGTGCCATTTCAGTTCTAAACTCTATGGCTTTAATTGGGTCTTTATCGAGGAGTGCGATTAACTCGTCCTCAAACTTAGATATATCCTTACGTTTAACCCCTGCTGTTTGGTCAAATAAAGCTCTAACGTGGTCCCTAATAACTTCTTTTTCGCCTTTAGGTATATCAAACTTACGAGCAATATGTTGACCTTTGGTGCCACCAAGCCACTGAGCTTTGTCTATGACTTTAGTCTGCAAGTTGATGTCGTTTACCACCTTGTTAGCGTCCGTGTATTGTTCGTAGACTTTCTTCAGCTTAGGAGGCAAGTTGTCAGGAGATAGTTTTTCCGCACCATCGCCATATACTCTTTTTATGTATGCATTATCTCGCATTACAAGGTCTAGCTGTTTTCTAGCGTCTTTAATGCTATCAAGTATGCGGTTTGACTCTTTGTTGGCTTTGCCTACTAGGTCGCCTATGTTAGCAAGTCGCCCCTCAAACTGTCTAGGTATCTGTTTAACGTCAGCAGTTCGCCCAGCACCCCCAAAAAAGCCCTCAATGCCTCTTAGAGTCTTAGAGCCTTTACCTGTTATAGCTTTTTCGCCCTGTTTTGCCACTCCCCCACCTAGATAATCTGAGAGTAGTCTAAATGGGTTTAGTTTTCTAGTATTAGTAAACTTACCACCAGTTACAGCACTTATAGCCTTTGCAGATGTGCCTAGACTTTCATCTACTTCACCAATGTCTCTGCCTAACGCTCCAGCAATCTCTCTAACAGCTTCATCTGTCGTTCTAGGTGCAAGAGCAACTTCGTTCTTAACGTCGCTCACAACGCCTACAGGAGCCTTTGATGGGGTCGCCTCACTTATATTACTGACAGCTTTAGGTTTTAGGGATTGAGCTACGTCATCTAGCCCTGCAAAGCCAGCTTGTTTAGCGAGGTCATCTATCTTGGCTATTTCTTCTGGCTGGAGGTTTTGTAGTTCATCAAGAGTGCTGTCTACACCCTTACTCTCTACTGGTGCTACTGTCTTAGCTTGGTTGTAGAGGTCGGTTAGTTGTTGTTTGGTTTTAACTTTATTGGGGTTGAAAACTACAATTTCCCCATTTAGCTCGATACCATCATACCCTTGGCGTTGCAAATCGTTCTTGTCTAGCGTTTGGAGTTCTGCCCTTGATTCGGGTTTCCATATTTTGGTGTCTTTTGCTATGTATGCATCTATTACACCAGCATCTCTCATCTCCTGTGTAATAGTTGAACCTCTTGGCAAGTCTTGTGGCAGTGAATAGTTTTCGGCTTTGAACTTGTGTGGTGTTATGTAAACGCCTTCGCCCAAAAAGTTCCTACCTTTGGGATTTGTTCGTAAACCGTTTTTAGCCACCAACTCTGGGTTGGGTGTGCCATGATAAAGTGGTTTGCCTTGAGCCTCCACAAACTCCTCAGCACTCTTATACTTCCTAGCTTCTGCTTTGAGGGATTCTAGGGAGTCTGTCTTGCCTGCCTGCGGGGCTTCTAGTTGGAGTCGTTTTGTGGCTTCTAGTGAACCCCTTATAGTCTTTTGTATTTCTTTAGGTTTTGTTTCTTTAGCTAGGCGTTCTAATAATATTGGTTTTAGGGTGTCGTCCACCTCACCAAACAACTTATTCAAATCATCATATTTACCAATCACCTTTACAACGTCATCAACATTATCTACTAAAGATAACTCCTTAGATGCTTTCCCTAACTTACCTACTTTGCTAGTTCCACCAATTCCAGGTAAGTTTATAGCGATACCACCTGCTGTTGCTAGGGGAGCGTATTTGAATATGTCTCTAAGGATTGGTATGTCTTTAGTGAAGCTTTTAATATCATCTGATGCTTTATCTACTTTACCCCTACCAAATACAAACTTACCAAGGTTGCTTCCTTGTGCAATATCTATACCCTTTGATGTCTCTCCTATGAACGGCACCATCGCTTTAGCTAGTCTGTTGTCCTCCAACTCTTTAACAATTCTAGCCCCACCTCTAGCACTAAGCTCTCTAGCCATATCAGCTACAGGTTGCCCCCCAGTGAATAAAGCATCTTCTAATATGCCTACTGGGTCTACGTTTTGTAGGTTTACTTCTTCAGTTTGTTGCCTAGCCCCTGCTAGTTGCCTATTTATATCTAGTAAACTTAATAAAGACTTCTTTCCTTCGGGGCTTAGTTCGCTACGTCTAGCGGATAGAGTTTTTATTGCCGAGGTTAGGTCGCTTACTTGCCCACCTGTTTGCTCTTTAAGCTGGCTATTTATGCGTTGTTCGGCTTGGTCTACTTCCTGCCTATTCTTTTGAACCCTTTGGTCTGTTCTAATTCGATTATAAAGTTGGGCTGGTGGGGTGGCATTAATAATAGCTTTTCTAGCTGTTTCACCAGCATCTACTAGCTTTTCAGGGTTTTTTAATAAATCTACGTTAAACTCTACGCCTTTTTGAGCTAGGTCAACTACATCTTTACCTTTGCTTAGTACCCCAGATAGAAACCCACCAATAGGATTTTGTACCTGTTGACGAGCGGCGTTTCTGGCTACTTCACGCCTACGGTCTTCTTGGGCTCTTACGCCCCCACCAGATACTAACCCATTAACATACTGAGTATTTTGGGGTCGCTGAGTTTGTGGGGCTTGTTTAGCAGCTTCCCTCGCTCGTCGTCTACGCTCTTCTTCAGGAGTATTATAAGCATCACTAAAAGTCTTACCCTCGCCCATGCGAACTTGGTTGTATACTCCTTGTCCAAAGCGTTTTACGCTATCAAAGAAACCTATGGCTCTATCCTCCTTATGCTACTGCTGGTTGTGGTGCTGGGGTTGCCTGTGGAGCAGGAGCTTGTTGCTGTGCGTTTTGGTAATACTGGTTCCAAACATCTGTATCAACTCCACCATAATTACCTATTAACCCACTAGCTATAGCGTCTTTTACTACTTGTGGAGTGTTAGATTGAATTAAGGCGTCTAGTTGTGCTCTAAGAGCCTGTGCTTGCCCTTTAGCTGGCGATATTTTGTTTAGAGTTCCTCGGTAACCGCCTGGTGTATCTAAGCTAGAACGCTGTCTCTGTGCTTCTATAATCATTTTGGTTATTTGGTTGCGAGCTTGAGTTAGCCCTGATACATCGTCTTTTAATTCATCTAAGTTAATTTGAGCCAATGATGACCTATCAGCTCCAATGGCCGCTCGTTTCTCGGCTGCGGATTGTCCTAATTCACCTAATGCAGATTGGTTTTGTCTTCCTAGTTCATCTAATGCTCGTTTGAATTGAGTAGCGGCGTTTGCTTCACCCTCTATTCGGTATGAGCTATCAGCCAATCCACGCCCTGCAAATGTCTTTACTAATTCATCTGATTTTTGAGTAAAGCCTTCTCGGCTGTTAGTAAGTTCTTGGTCGTAGGATTTCTGTAACTCTCCTCGTCTTGCAGTAGTAACTCGGTCTACATCATCTAGTAAAGTATCAAATAACTGGTTCAGTCTATTTCTTTTAGCCCCAATAACTTTTCTTAATTCTCCTGCTCGTTGTGCGTCTAGCTGTTCTTGGCTTGGTGCAGCCCCGCCTCCGCCTTCGCCACTAGGAGCGTAGCTTGCACCGCCCCAGGGTTGCCCGCCGCCACTACCACCGCCAGAGGGGCCACTAATAGCAGATGCCACCCAACCTGTAGGGGCACTAATACTAAGGCTTCTAGCTGCACCACTAGGGGCTGGTGGTTTCCTGTAGGCCCTTTTCTGTAAATCTTGTTGTTTAGCTTGCCCAGAAGTTATGCTATTTATAAACGGTGTAGTTTTGCCGTACATTTTATTTTCCTCTATTTGTTAAGTTTTTTATCTTTTTTGTAATCTTGCTTATCTTAATCTTAATACTCATATAGGCTCCTTGTCAAAACAGTTTATTTGCTGAGTCGAATTTGAAATGGCTGAATGGGTAGAATGCCCAGTTAATACCTAGTAGTACAAAGTTCTCGTTGTTTATGCCATTCGATACCTTCAACTTAACTGTTCGGCTGTTCTTAGATATTCTTAGTCGGTAAGGGATGTTAGTGGTGTTGTTGGTGGTTGATACTTGGTCGTCAGCGTTACCGCCCAGTAACTCTAGCCCTAGCGTTATCGTTCCCATGTCTCCACCTGTAGGTGAGGGCTCTACGGTTGTACTGGCTGCTAATGTATCATTATCTGTAAACACCTGTATCGTGACTGTGCCTGAGATTTGCCTAAACAACATAGTTACGTCTACCCAACGTTTTTGTAGGTCAAACTCCCCTAAATCGTAAGCCTTGCTAGTCCAGTATGAACTTATAGCAGAACCGTCATCTGAATAGTTGTTGTCTATCTCGTAAACCTTAGCTGAGTTGGCACTAGTGAAACAAAGGTGTTCTACTTCGTTACTATCTGTATAAACTGTCCATGATTCAGCAGCGAACTCATTCCTCGCCCAAGCCAAGAATCTTCTGTCGTAGGTTAGCACGACATTGTTAGCACTCGCTCCCCCCTCTGGAATACCTGAGTAGTAACGGTTGTTATAAAAGATTGAAGACACCTTACTAAAGTTAGCCTCACTGATTAAGTCTATCGTTGGGTGGATTCTGACACTAACCTCGTTAGTCCTAACTGCATTAAAGAAGTTTGGCTCGTTACCTAGTACAAAGTAACCTTGTCTTGATAAGAAGAACACATCATTTTCTACGTTCTCTATACTTCGGTGTGAGGCACAACCTATTGAGCGAGTAATTAGAACGACTGTTGGCGTACCTGAGCTGTCTAGGGTTATCTGGTGGATTGAGCGTCGTTTGAACACAATCACGCTGTCTTGGAAAGTGGCTAGCCCCGTAATCGCATCACCATCATCTTTATCAATATCCACAAAAGCCGCACCCGTACCTGCGAATACGGTAGCTCCTGGTACTTCTGTGGAGTTATGGAGGGTAGTGGCTGCGTTAGTAAAGTCTGAGGCATCTGTAGCTACTGAGATGTATAAACGGTTTACTTGTCCGGCTACGCCAGACACCCAGTGATAACTTTTATAAAATAAGCCAAATGAAGCTTTTGGCATTGTTCCTGGTCTTGCACAAGCCGAACCGTCGAAAGTAGTGCCTCCCTCAACTCCGTTCCATACATATAGTGTGCCTCTAGCTTGAGTAAACGTAACTGTACTGTCGGCTGTAAAAGTAGAGCCTGTAGCTGCCGTGAAAGTGCCTGTAGGGGCAGAGATGTATTTTAGGGTAGTTCCGTCTATAGTGACCATGTAACGAGTACCAGAGGTAGGTGTGTAGACCCCTAGCCCTCTAGGGTTGTTGCTAAGGGTTGTACCTATCTGCCTATAACCGTTTCGCTTAGAAATCGCCCCAGCCTCAACATACTGGATATTAAGCAAGTCTGAGGCTTCAGCATCATCTACGAGGTTGTCAGATACAAGATTGTTTAGTCCTTTGCCAGGGTTAATAATCTTTTTAGTCTGTACGTTTCTAGCTCTTCTTCTTGGTGCGAGCGGTGTTCTTGCCATATTATTAAATCATTCCTGTGAAATGTCCACTTTTACGTTGCCAAGTCTTACGTTCTCCTCTAGGTTTATTCATATTGTAATTTGCCCAAACTTCTTCTAGCCGTCTTTGGAAATTAGACTCTTCTTGTGATACATCAGCTTCAGGGTTCTCGCCTATTCTAACGTACCTGAGAGCCCCTAGAGCTATAGGCATAGCGTCTGGGAATGGTGCAGTTAGTGAGGCGTTTACTACAGGCGGAGTGATTGTATAACGAACGTCTAGGGTGGCGTTACTCTCTTTGGTGTTTAGGACTAACGCCCCTTCATAACCAGTCAACCAGTACTTGTAATCCCCTGCATGGTATTCGTCTTTTTCATCAAACGGTACTTGTGAGTAAATGTAGTCGTTATCGTCACCAGATACTACCTGTCTAATCTCCATAGCGGTATCTTGCATAACATTAGTTGGGAGTGAGCTTGTGCCACTAGACAGGGCAACTGTGGCGGTAGTCTTGGCAAACTCCCAAGGGTAATTAGTCCACACTTCTCTTAAAGTTCGTTGAATAAATCTTTTGCGGTCATCTATACCGCTTGTCGGTACAGTGCTTTCGCCAAGTAAAAAGGATAGGTCTTCTAATACATCTGTTTGATTTATAGCCATTATACGTCCCTCGTTGGTATTTGATATTGTTTCAGCTCTCGCATGGTTTTCCTAAAGTTTTGTTTTTGTTCATCGCCCTTACCACTTAGCATGTCAGGGCAAAACAAGTTGATTATCGTTAATAAGTCAGAAGGGAGTTCATAAGCCATCTGTTGCCCCCATTTGCCTCTGTCACCTTTAATATTTTTCCCTCGGTTAGCCATCTCCCACATCTTGCGTTTTTCTTTAACATCTTCAAGCACGTTCATATTCTCTAGTCGTGCAGTCGTGTACTTGCCGTTCGGAAGTTTTACCCATGGGTTTAGCTTTAACCACAAATCGGTAGCCATTTTAGCCCTCTTGTGAGGCTTAGGCTCGTTCATTATTACGTCTACCATTTCTTTGTTTTTCTTTCTGATATAAGCTAAATCCATTTTTTGTCTCCTTAGTAGGGAAGTGGCGGAATTGCCACTCCCCATTGGAACTGACTTATAGCAAGCCAGTAGTTTTGAAGGCACCGAGTTGATTTCGGTATTCAAGGGTAAGTTCACCCTCGACCATGCCCCTAGTTGTCGAACCAACTTTTGCAAGTGGAACGTGCTTAGGAGTTCGTCCTTCTAGGTGAGCGACCTTAAATAGGTCGTTCTTGATACCAACCATATCGTTGTTAGTATCTGTACCAGCGATGCTAACGTGTCGGTGTAAGAACACTTTCACGATACCAAAGTCTGATTCGTAAACGTTAACGGAGTTAGTCAATCTCTTGTCTTCTGCGTCAACATTCTTTGTGCTTCCTGCTGTAAAGCCAGAAATACGTCGCTTTAGTGGTCCACCGACATAAACTTCGTCTACTACTTCTTTAGAAGTGTTCCAAACATTGTTTAGGTAGTCGTTGAACATGTTTTCACTTAGCGAAACACCTGATGGGTTAGTTACGACTGTTGTAATCGCACCCTTGATTCCCACCATGTAACGAGCTGCTGAACCTGTACCAGTAACGTCGCTTGCACCACGCATAAGAGCGTATTCAGCGTCGTTCTTCCACTCAACCATAGCTTTGTCAAGCTCGTATGAGTATCTATCAGCAAATCCAGCTTGGTCTACTGCACGTTCTGTGTCAGTAACTTCAACGTCTACAGAAATAATCTGCGTGTGGTTGCGAACTCTTGCTGGTCGAGTTCTTGCGGCGTAGCTTGGAGTAAATCCTTCTACTTGTGCGTTAGTACCTACAGTTTTGTAAGTATCTGTTAACCATTCGTGGAGTGTAGACTTAGCAGAAGTCTTACCAAGACCTGTGTACAACTGGTAATCAGTTGGGTTTAGGTTGGTAATTATGTCTGCAAGGTCCTCACGAATAGCGTTATCATTATATGTAAATTCGGCCATTTGATTGGTTTCCTTTTCTTTTGGTTTTTAATGTATGTTTTTGTACAGCTTACTGGGGTAGTTGGATTTGTCCATCTTCCATCATGCTCTTGAGTAATGCTCTTCGAGCCTCAGCACCCTTAACTTGGTTAGGGGAGCCAGCTAGTTCACGGAGTTCTGATTTGCGTTGTACGCCTGAATCTCCCGTTACACCAGATGTTTCAAGGTGGGCACTAGCCTGTATCTGCTGTGTCCTCTGAGCTTTTTGTGTGGCGTCGCTACGAGTTTCTTTCTGAAGGCTCATAACTTTCTCGGCTGCTTCTAAAAGACTACCGTTGCCACCTCTGATGGCTGAAGCGTCCCGTTTGTCGGCAATTAGTTCAAACAGGGCTGGGTTGCTTTTGACCTGGGGATATCTATTTACTACTGCCTGTAGTTCTTGCTTTTCGTTATCGTAACCAAGAACTCTCTGGTCCACCTGGCTTAGAATACGCTGTTCTCTTCGATTCCATTCTTCCTCGAATACTCTAGCGGCATCTTCAGGTGAAACAGTCCCCTGCTCATCAGCATTTAAGCTGGAGAGTCGGTCTGCAAAACTGGCTTCTGGCTCAGTACCTTGCTTATCGGGTTCAATAACACTACCTGGTTGGTAGCGGTCTTGATACCATTTGTTAATGTCGAAGTCTTCCTCATCTGCGGTGGTTTGGGTTTCTGCTATTTCAACTTGGGCTGAATCAACCTCACTTGCACCTTCGCTTGACTCGGCAGGAGCCTGAATTTCTTCTGTCTTCTGCTCCTCTGTGACACTGTTATCGGAAGTGTTAGCTCCATCATCTTGCGTTGGTTGCTGGTTTTCGTCAGCCATCTTGCTTATCTCCTTTTTTAAGAGGACTATTGCCTCAAACAACTACTTATCTAATCCTTTAAGTAGCTCTTTGAGACTATCGTCTTTCTTTACTAATCTGCCCGTACTACAGTTACCTACTACACACATAAAGGCTAAATAGTCTTCTGTCTCATCATCAAAGTCTGGTTTGTAATGATGTTCGTGGTTGGGGCTGTTTTCGGGCTTAAAATCTCTCTTATCTATTTTAAGGTACGAGCCTTCTGGGTGATGTATAAAGACGTACTCTCTATTATTCTTATCGTTTTGCTTGGTATTGTCAACCTGCATAAGACATTTTCTTTTTCCTATATTTTGCACTACTAGCCCTATGGCATTCAAAACACCGAAGTTTTCCACTATTAGTAAGCTTGCGAAGGTGTCCGTGTACACAATGAGTATTCCTATCATATACTCCATGACAAACAGTACACATTTGTTGCCAGTCAGTTATATCAAATAAATACTTGCCACTAATGTTTGCCCAGTGAAACTTATTCGTAAGACTCTCGCAATTCTCGCCAACACATTTATGTGCACTACCATATTTTCTATGCAACCATTGGTGTACCCGCCAATAGTGTTTAAGATTATTTACCTTAAAGCTAGTTGAGCCCATTTAGCTCCTTACTGGCTTTTTTACCCCGCTCTATTTTCATATCTACTATAGCCATCATCTTAGAATAAGCATCATATTTAGCTCTGTAGTATAGGTAATCGTTCCAATTCTTAACACGGCTACTAGAGAATACTTGGTCTTTGGTGTCTTTAAGAGCAGAAGTTACAATACCAACAAAAGTTTCCCAGCCTGGTTGTCCTAGTAGGGTTTCTAAGTCAGCCCCTTGTTCAGAGGCTCTGCGTAGTTGCTCTTTCTTTTGCTCGATTTCGTTCATTCAATCCCTTGTTCCATTAGTGCTTGTTCTATCTGTGCGTCTAAATCTTCATCTTCTGCTGGTAGCCCTTCGTCTGGTAATTCTGTCAAATCACCTTCTTCTGGGGGCATTTCGCCTTCAGGTGGCATACCTTGCTCAGGCATAGCTGGTGCTTTGGCTGCTAACGTAAATCTCTCAAAGTTCTTAACATTGAACGATTGTCCTAGTTCTTGTGCCAGTTGTGCGAAGTCTAGTATCACTGGTGGAGTGCTAGGGTCTATCTGAGCCTGTTGTAGGCTACTCTGTTGGAGCCCCATTAAGCTATTCTGGTACTCTAAGAAGTTGGCTCTCTTTTCTTGCTTAGAGACTGGTTGCATGTCTATGTCATCAACCTTGACTTCCATTGGGAATTGCATCTCTACTGGTGTCAGTTTTTCGAGAGTCTTTTCGTTGCCCTGCAAGCTCATTGTTTCAAACTCCTCAGTCATAAACTGACGGTTATTGGATAACCACATTCTAGTAATTTCTTTAATAGACTGTTGGTAGTTGTCTCGCATGAAGCTAATTATGTCGTTAGCTGCTTCTTGGAGTCGAATTATACCTGTAGCTGTACCTTGAGTCTTATCTAGTCCTGAGTGTGGTGCTCCTGTAGCGAAGTTAGAGATTGTAGAGTCCTCTAACGCTTTTTGTATCTCAGTCATCACTAGAGTTAGCTGGTTAGGGTTTGGTTCTGGGAACTTAAATTGAGTTGGTTTTTCGCCTGAGTAGACTAATTCAAAGCCTGGTTCTACCATAAAGTCATTTACTCTACTGGTTTCGTCAATCATTATTCCACCGTCAACAGATAGATTCCAGTTGTCTAAGTAGTGGTTAAAAATGTCATTAGCGGCTGCTTGTAATCTTTGAGTAGTTTCAAATATACCCTCACCCCAGAACTGGAAAGGTCGTTTGCGAATATGAAAGTCTACTAGTGGGTATCTACCATGCCAGTAAGGGTTGGTCTGTTCTCTTATTAATATCCACTGTGTTTTCTTTGTTTGTTCGGCAGAAGTAGCTACATAAGTACAAATCTTATTACTAGAGCGTTCGTAGCACTCAAATAGCTCAATAAGGTCTACTGTTTGGTCGGCACTGATTGGGTCTTCTTCGTTAGTAAGTCTATTTCGTGAACGGTTATAACGTGCATCTTTATCGCTCTTGGCACCTGTTCCTTTAATAGAGTCAAGGTTTTTGTATATAGGGGCGTCTGATGCGTCATTAACGGCTTTCAAGTCAGCCCAAGACTTAAACTCTCTAATAATTATCCAAGGTGCAGATTGTAAGCTAATAGCGGCTGGAGCGATAAATACGTTAAAAATATTTACTGGCTCTAAGTCGTTATAACTAACAGATTCGGTAGTCACTACGTCGTTTTCGTAGTCTACTTCATCATATTCGTCTAGGGGGTGAGATTTAGAAACGTGCTTCTTTGTTCGCCACACCACTTTAGCCATACCCGTTCCTGTGACAGTAGCATCTACAAGAGGACTAAATAATTTATCTCGCATAGGTTCTTCAAATCTAGGATTATCCCAATCGCTCTCTAGTTTTTTAGCAACCTTGTCTGATAGTTTTTCTCTCTCAGTTGCGTCTAAAGCTGGTTCTTCTGTTTGGGGACCGTCATCTTTTACGTCTACTTCAAACCCTGGCTTTTGCTGGGTAAACTTAGCCACCATATTCCAACATTTAGTAGCCATTATTGGTATGTATACCTTACTTCTCCATGGGGCGAATGTAGCGGTGTCTATGACTGCGTAAAGCATGTCGTACCACTCGCTAAATCGCTTAAATAATTTTTCTTGATTAGTCTGAGCTTTGGTGTAGCGTTCTTGCCACATCTGGGCAACAGAAGTAAACTCTCCGTTGTCGCTTCCTTTTTTTTGTTTCATATAGCTTTTGTTTGGCATAGTTTTTCTCTTTATGTTTTTAGTGTATCATATTCCTTATTTTATATTCTCGTCAATAACCTCACCAGCTTGCTTGGTCGATTCCTTGAGTGCTTCTAACTTAGCAATTTGTTCAGGTGTCATTTTATCTCTGAGTGCTTCTAGGCAGTTGATTATTAATTGATAGTCCATCGTTACCCCATCATGTTCTTATAAATATCTATAGTACTGAATAGTACACTCCCAGCTACAGGTGGATGGGCGACTGCCGACCCTA